CCAAGAAGTTCCCTCTCAGGAACTTTATATTTCTTAGATACATCGGTTATAGTTCTTTCGAAACTATTTAGGAAATCTGAAGGTTTAGAGTCCATTTTTTTAAACAAATCGTCCACTGCGTCTTTCATTTTGGGTGAAAGACGCTTATATTGCTTAGATTTCCTGTGTTCATCCCTCTCTACAACTGTAGATTCATAGATTTCCTCAATCCGTTTCATTTACATCCGATTCCTGATCAGTATAACTCGACTTTACAAACGTATTTGCAAGTTCCTTGCGTTTAACTTCTAAAGCATCTCCAACCCTTGCAGCCATTGTGATACTAAACGCTTTCTCTGCTTCGATATTGTTACCATCTACAAGCGCGTCTATAAATTCCTTACTCATTTCTTAGCTCCTTTTCCAAATCGTTGATCATCATCTGGTTGTCCATCTTGTTTTGGGTCTTCATAGTCTGGCATTTGGTCTGGTGCAATTACACCACCATCACCATCCTGTGGATACCTTGTGATACCATCACCACCATCTGGCATATCAATACCACCATCCAATGGATCAGTTTCAAGTTCTTTCTTAATCTGATCACGCATTTCTTGAACTTCAACATCGGTCATATTTAGAACTTTTTTCAATACATATTCCTTACTGAAGAATGTTCCAATGTAGGACTGAATACCATCAAGTGTCTGAATACGATCATTTAGAAGTTCTGCATCTTTCAACTCTGCAAAGTGACCATCTTCCATAAAGTCATACTGAATATGCTCTTGCATACGCGGCCAATCTTCTGGTGAGATTACACCTTTAAGGAGTAGGTTAGTCTTGAGCAAGTCAGTGAATAAGGGGACGAATTTCTTACGAATACGTTGTACGAACTTGGTAAACTTGAGTTCATCTCTAGTAATTTCAGAGGCTCGTCCAAGACTAAATCCGTTTTCTGCTTCAAGTCTTGAAATCGGCACGTTAAGTGAACGGTATAGTTTCCGTTGGAAATATACGATGTCATCAATCTCTCCCAAATTAGAACCGCCGGGAAGTGTTGTAATCTCTGTACCCCTACCACCTTCACGGCGAGGAAGCCAGAAATCTTCCAACATCGACATGTGATTACGGTCATCCCGAATCTCACCTGTGCTTGCATCGTATACCAACTTGTTACGATAACGGTTCATCACATCTTTTAGATACTGTTCTGCTTTGATCTTGGGTAGATTACCAACATCAATATAGAAAATTCTACGCTCAGGTGCGCGAGAGATACGATAGATAACAATCGCATCTTCAATCATACGCAACTGGTTAACTGGTTTAATTGCTTTGTGTAGATGAGAGATAACTCGGCCTGAGTTATTGTCAAGAAGTCCTGACGGAACATAGACAATCGAATCAGCCGCAATCTTAATACCCTGATCATTGCCTTGCACACCAGATGATACAAACCCTTTGTCATTGTAGATAAAATACTCATCTACTTTTTTAACCATCTCAATACCATTATGGTTTGGATCAGGGTCTTTTTTTGTTTCTCGTACCTTACGAATCTTAGTCGGGTCAATGTGTCTAAGTTGAGTTACACCCTTCTGCGGGTCTTTTGTATCAATGACTTTGTGATAGTACAAGCGTCCATCGATGTACCACCGACGAAAAATGTCATGACCCTTCTCATTAAAATTAAGAAGTCGCAGAACTTCAGAGAATTCATTTCTGATGCGTCTTTTAATTTTATCAGGATAGGGTAAGTTTGTTAAATCAATGTTTACTGGAATATCATTTAGATTTGAAATGATACCTTCATTCACGATATCTTCAATCGCAGCATCACACTCCGATTGCATAGAAATATCTCTGTAACGACGAATGAGGTCGAGGTCAGAGCGTTCCCGTCCATCCGTATCTAGTACAGATGAAAAGAAACCTCCGCCAGCAACCTCAATTGCACCGTCATCAGGAGTGGGGTCCGTGAAAGTTTTCTCACGGGGCCCCACATCCTTTTGTGCCTTTTGAATCGAAAAGCCGAATAATTCTGCCATAATATTTTTGTCTCCTACGTTCTATTTAGTAGGATTAATATTAGGCACCCTCAAGACCAGCAACAATAGCTGGCAATCCAGCACCAGAAGTAACAAAGTGTTGATACCGCCATGTGCATTCAAATTCTTCAATAGAGTCCCTAGTTGCCATATCAAGAGTAATTGCAGAACCAGTTGTCGTTGGCCAAGCATTGATAAACTGATAAGTCTTTAGAATTGAATCATCACGATCTAGTTGATGAACAGTTAAGTCTGCCATATACTGAGCTGAAGTATTTACACCAGTATTTTCAGCAAAATCATTGATACCGTTTGACCAAGCTTCAATAGCATTTTTGACCATGAAGTCAGTATCATTAAGGAACGTGGTTGTCCAAGGATCAGGAGATGCACGATCACCAGCAACAAAAATCTGACGACCACGGAAATCCATTGTGATTTCACCTAGTGTACTTGATGGCAAAGTTGTTGCCTTACAAAGAAAAGATGTTCTACGATTATCCAGACCTGTCGCAATGCCAGGAGGTGTGTTGATCTCTACTTTGAATTGGTTGGGCCGGGCGCCCCCACCGATAATGTTAGCCCGGAAATCATCGATCATCGCCATGATTAACCTCCTACCTCACTAAAGCTTACCCCTGTACGAACAGCGATGAAGTTTAGTGTTATAAAGTTGATTGACCTAGCAGGTTTAATGAAGATGTCACCAATAAACTCGTTACGGTCAATGACCTCACCAGTATTATTAGTTGAATCGCACACCACCTTAAAGTCTGTGATACCTCTACGACCCTGCACATCCCGCAAGAAGGGTTCTACCAGATTACGGAACTGAGCCCTTGTGAATTCATCGTTGAACTCAAAGAGTTGGAACTTAGCAGCAGTGGCAATTGCCTTTTCAAGAACAAGGAACAGTCGGCGCACGTTAATGCGGTCAAATGCACTTGGGCGAGAAAGAGCAGTTTTGTCACCAAAGAGTGTAACACCTTGGCCGGGGAAATCAACAACTGGATTAATCCGTGCCTTGTAAAGAATGTCACGATCTGCTTTCTGTGGGTTGTAAGAGAGTTTAATCGCACTGCGAACACTACCGCGAGTATAACCCGCTGGTGAGAACCAAGGGTCTGCAACCATGTCTGTGTTTGCACAAAGACCAGCAGTATCACCGTTCAGTGGTACAAATCGATACACATCGTTGTACTTATCATACATGTACTTGTATCCACTATCGAATACCATGTACGAAGACGATGGGCAAGTATCAAATGCGTCTTTGACATTTTCTGTTGCAGTAATCGAAGATGTAACACCAACTGTTGCCGCACGATAAGGAGATACGAAACCAACGCAATCCCTTCGTAGTTCAACAAGGTCAGTAATCATTGTTACATGAGTGTCATGTCCAGCAATTGTGTCAGCAACAGCAGAACTTGGTCCACCCAAGATCAGATTTACATCAACATTTTCTGTGTCAGCAAACTTGTCATAAGCAAGTTCCTGTTCACCAGCAGTCACACTATAATCATCCGTTCCACCTGTCAGTGCAGAAACATCAACACCACTTACTAGTGTATAGTCCGTACCTGTTGCAATATCTGTACCCCAGTTAGAACCAGCGGCCAGATGATCCGTCCAGTAGATGAAACCAGAACTACGGAAGATAACATCTGCATAGTAGTTATTACCGCCCTGTGTAGTTTTTGCACTTGGATTTTTAGACATAGCGGGGAACACTTCGATAGCTGCCGCAGTGCGTTGTCCTTTAACATCAACATCAAATCCAGTGATGTCACCTGTTATATCGTAAACTGCAACGTGCAATTCATCCAGTTCACCGCGACCATTTGCAGTTGACCAATCGGATGTGCCCGGAGCCGCATCAAAGAGGTCACTGAAACGCCACCGACGACGAATGAGAGAGTTATCAGGAATAATCGTCTGAAGACCACCACCAGCAGGGTCATCAAGAACCCGAATTGTCAGAACTTCACCCGAAACAGCAGTAACTTCGTACTCTACGTTACCCGATTCTACTTTAGTGTGCCCCGCAGCAGCAGAAAACACCAAAGGAATATCGTTTGCAACCGTGATTGCTTTATCAAGGATAACAGCAGTCTGCGAAGTAACTGTGGCAATTTTAACCACCTCGTCACCATCAGAGATGCCTGCACCAAGAACACGTTGACCAACTGCAAGTGTCCCAGAAACACCATCAACCGTAAGGTTTTTAGATGGTACTGTGATTGCACCGTTAACGGTTGCAACAATAGCACTTGCTGTATAGAACTGGATGATATCACCGATTGCGATTGT